TATTCCCTCTTCTCGGTTTTGGATGTCTAAACATGGTTCCACAGTTCCTGCACTCCGACTCGCAAGCGATTTTTGCTTTTGAGCTTTGGATAGCGGTTCCGCATGTGCGAGAGCAGGTCTTCGATCCTCTTGGATTTCGAGAAAGAAATGATTTTCCGCACACGATGCACACATACTCCGTATATGGCAGACCGGCTGCGACACTTCTCCCGTGTTGGCTATGCCATTCGCGTCCTTTTTCGCTGGCGTGCCAAGCCTTTGCGGCCTCTTTCGCCAACTCAAGAGATTTAGAATTTTGAACGCGATATTCTTCCGACTTGAATCGCTCCCGCATGTGCATACGGGCGTGCTCAGAAAATGGGATGCACTCAAGGTTTTCAATCTCGTTATTGCGCCAATTGCCGTCGATGTGATGGATTGTATGGCCGTCAGGAATCTTGCCGTAATGGTCAGACCATACCCGCCGGTGTAAAAGTCGCTCATCGCCAGCGTACTTCCCGCCGTGCCTGCCTGAGCAATAGTATCGACCCGTGTTGAGAACTGCGAACACTTCGCCGCGATAAACAACTCGTTCATTATCTGCCACGTGTGCCTCCATTTATGATACGACTCTAGTATATCACATGATGAAAGCATCCGCAGTTCGCACCATCCGCGATTCCAAGTGAAAATCTTATGTGTCGGTGTCCCTGTTAGTCCGAAAGCCGAAATTACCTCCGCTTGATTTACGTGACGAACTATGATCCTAGCTGCACCCATTGGCGTAATCACTTCATCGCCTACAGATAGATTTTCGATTGGGACTGGCCCGCGTGGAGTTTCAACAACGGTTCCCGCAACGAAGCAATTTGGGCTGGGCACAGCCCCACCTACCCGCGTTGACTTCGCCATATCCTCTTTGCTTTCAACCTTTACGCGCCCATTGCGGTCAAAGTCTCGCTTTGGCGTTGATAGCTCGGTTTTTAGCTTCTCAAGGTGCGGCATGTCGCTGGAGATGCTGATCATATCCTCCTCAGCGAACTTCTCGCCGCGGTTGATGGCGTTGTATGTGTTGCGGAACCTATCGCCTATCTCCCACCATTTCTGCGACTTGAGGTTGCTGAAGTAGTCTTTGTTCTTGATGCGGTCCTGGCGGTCGCTCACGTAATAGTCTTCAGGGCGCTCCACCGCGCCGCCCGCGTTGAACTTGGCATACGTCAACCGCAGATGCTTGTCCCGCACCTGGTTAAGCTCGTCGAACTTGGCACCCGCCGATGCTCCGACCCCAATGCAATCATAGCGAATGCCAGCCGTGCGCTCCAGCGCCGCGTGGTAGGTTCTCATGCAGGACTTCAGCAGTTCATCCTCGCGGGCCCGCCATTCGTCCGACCACAGTGCCACCGAGCCATGAGCGTAGATGTTTGCGCAGGCGTCCTCACCATCGTCTGCCACGTCAAACCCAATTGTTTTCTTACCCTTGGCCTCAAACCCGAGCTTGAGATGCGCGTCAATGGCTGCCTCAATCCAGCTACGCTTGATGACGGTTCCCTCGGTGTCCTCGCGCGGTTCGCCTAGATAAATGTGCCGATAGTCCTCCTCGGACTCCGCTCGCGTGCGTGCAATCACCTCGAGCATTGTGTTGGAAAGAAACGGGTTCTCATCGTAGTTGATCTTCCGCACAAGATAGCTGGCCGGCGGATTGACGACGAAGCGTTGATACGCGAAATCCGTTGCAAACTTCGGGTTGAACACCACCCATATCTGCGAGCCCTCTTTGCGTATCGTTGGCTCAATAATCTCTAGTTGGTCCTTCGTGAGGAACTGAGCCTCTTCAATCCAGCACACATCCACATCCTCTAGGCCTTTGATTTCCTGAAGGTTGCGCGCCAAGCCGTAGAAGACGAACGTGCTTCCCGTCTTGTAGTGCTCTATCGAGCGGTCAGTGATGCGGAATTCCGACGTCAACCCAAAGCGCTCAATCTGGAGTTTGAGTAGCGTGTAGACGGACTCTTCGATTTTGTTCTGAAACTGGCGGCAGCAGAGGAACCGGCACCGAACCGATGATGCCAGGACAATGGCAAAGCCTGCCGCATCCCAACTGTTGTGTGTGACAGTGTGATCTTCGAGCAAGAATAGATGATCCCCGTCTAAGGCGAAGCCGGCATATTCTCCCTCTCCGATGGACTCTACACTGAGGACGTTCCGCAGCAAATCCTTAGTGCGGACCCGGAACTCAGCCTGCTTGCGCGGTAACAGCGTAGGTATCTGCGAGAAATCCCCGCAAATACTGATTTGGTTGGTTGTTCCGCGCACATCGCCACATTTAGTATTCGCTTGTGTGCGTGTAGCCCTGAATCCCAAACCCCCACACAAACGCACGATATCTGCCGCAATCGTATCCATCGTCTGGCTGATAATGATGGTCTGCTTGGATGCGTCGTAGTGACCATCGGAATCGACCAAGCCGGCGAGGACGCACAGTCTATCTTGCCTACTTGCTGTCAGATAGCACAGTGGGATGTGCTTCATGCTTGGATATGTTCGATTGGCTCTAGTTTGGCGTTGCCCTAGCCCGAGGTCTACCATGCGGCACCACAGCTCATTGAGACCGCGCCCCGATGCCTTTCGGATCGTCACGTTGACTGCCGAGTTCTTGGCCTTCCCGCCAATACTCACAGCCATTCCAAGGCGTTCAGCATATCCAGTCAGGTAATCTACGATCTCTTGATCTGCCGTGGTGACCAGAGTCTCCCGATAGAGGCCGTCACCAAGCCATAGGCCGATGAAATACGGTTCAACGGACAATGCCGGCGCAGATGTGAACTCTACGGCCCCAGACTTATATCCCCCAAACTTTCCGCGCCACCTCGCTGATTTAGTGAGATAGTCACTCACTGAGATATTCACGATGTCTGGATAGTCTGGATATCGCCCCCGTGAGCGCCGAAGATTCCCGCTGGGCATTATGCCGCCAGTATCGTTCACACATCCTTGTTGCTTCTTCAGGCTGAGGATATGATCGCCATTGACCACGTAGTCATAGCCGTAATGCTGGTGTACATGGAACATCTCAGCACGTCCCCGCGTAGTGCTCAGCACCAACCGAGATAGACCGTCTGGCCCCATCACCCGATCACCGACCTGGACATCTTCCACGGCGCGGAGAGAATAGTCCGCCATTACCACCTTAGTCCCGAGCGCCAGACACTTGCTGCTTGATCGCCCCCCATACAACACACGGCCACGCGCTGGAGTCTCCCAAAAAGCCCGCAAACATGGATTTAAAGTGGGAGCCTCGCAGGTAGGCATTACTTCTCCGGCTTAGGGATGGAGGCGTAGAAGTCGTTGAGTGTGCGCACCGTGATGGGGTTGTCAGGATCGCCAGAGTGCGTCACGTCCGTCTTGTCGCGCCATTCCTGCGATTTACGGTTCTTGAGCCAGAAGATGCAGGCGGTAGTGTCTCCCCCAAGTGCCTTAGCATAAAGTGATTGCTCAACTCGGGCGTCCGCGATTCCCTTGGCTTCCTTTAGGGCGTTGCACAATTCAGGGTGAACTTGACGCCATCTCCAAAGAGTTGTACGGCTAAATCCAATCTCCTCAGCTATTTCCAAGTCAGTAAGGCCGCTGTTCGCCATCTCCACGATTTGCGGAACAAGGTCGGGATCGTATTCGCTTGGTCGTCCCCTGTCAGCCATAGGAGAAATTGTACCTCATCGCGTCAAGCAGGGCGAGACTTTTGCCTTATCTGACGAGCGCGCTGGTAACTTCTAGCCTCAGGTAGAAGAAGTCTATCCTTCCATCCCTTCGCTGGAGGCCAAGGAACACCCCACTTCGCAAACTGCTCACTTGTCCATCCACCAGTTGGGGTCTTGGCGTCTTCGATTTGTTTTCTGGTTATCACTTTTTGTCCTTTCCTTACGATGGGCTTTTGTTTTGTTGTGCTTAGACCTACCTCTGGCGTTGGTGGTAGGAAAACTCTAACCGTGATGCCGCGGAGACGACGCATTGACTTGCGCCGGAGCCTGCGATCGGCAAGGCATTTAGTGTGGCTCTCCCATCCCCGCTTGACACCTGAAACGCTACAGAGGCTCACGCTTGGGAGGGGTGATTGTTCTGCGACTCTGACTCTACTTTGCGCCGACGCTCCGGATGCCTCCGTCACGCCTGTTACTGCGCTAGTGGGGTATCAGCTTCGCGTACTTTCCGCCCGACCGCTGTCTATCCTCATCGGTAGATGCGCTGCAATCTTGACTCGCGTCTTACCCCTGGCGAACCAAGGATTTAGGTGCTGGTCGGAACTCACGACGCTATGGGACTCACCAACTATGAGTAAACCGCGCCGCCTGCCTTTCGACAAGGGTGCCGAGACGCAGGAAAGCGCTGAGGGTGTCGATCCGAATTGTTTGGGTGACGTTCTCATTGATTTCACTACAAGCTCGGCAACTTTACTATTGCATAGCGAATCGAATTATGCAAGAATAATAAGTGAGCGAGGGCCGTCTACCTTTCGTTCCGGGCGTTTCACTACAATCTTGGCAGATTACAAAACCCCCGGCTCTCGTCTCATTGTTGGTGTACCTCCGCAGTCTGACGACCTCTCGCAGGTCGTCTTTCTGCGTCAGAGCTCCTTTGGTGGAACAAGAAGCGCGTGCGGTGCCACCGGGTCGGACATGATTATTCTCATTAAAATACTATACACACACTAACCATGTTCTGCTATATTTATTTGATGGATGCTCTCAGAAAACACCTACGCAAGGCTGGCAAGATCGGCGGCAAGCAGAAGACCGATGCCCAAACAAAGGCACGCTCCAACAACCTCGCTCGCGCTCGGGAAGCACGCTGGAAAGATAAGCCAAAGAAAAAGGTTGACACAGAGCATGGCCAGTGATTACTATTCAATTCATGGCGGGGAGTGAAAGGTAATCCGGCACACTCTCAAACGATGTACTAAGGAGTTCAAGGTTCCATTCCTTGATATACACGCCCGCCATAATTTACGGGGACTCAACGGCTAGACCGCCATATCCCCGAACCCATCAGGAGGAACAAATGAAACACTCACTCTTCATCGTCACGCTGATTTTCGTAGTCGTGGTGATTGGATATGCCGTGGATGACCTTGGATATTGGCCTGCTGTCGCCAGCTTCCTAGATGTGAGGCCGTAATGTCTGACTTCTTTGATTTTTTAGGATTGCTGGCTACTATTGCTGTCGCCATCGTGCTTATTTACGGACGCTAACCCCTGGAGGTGCATTGTGGATATCGAAGGAATCGTTGGCAACGTGCTATTTTCATCTGTCGCAACACTATTGAAAGACGCGGTGGTTGAGGCTGCAAATCGCGGAGCCGACCTGTACGAAGCCAACCTGTACAGAGCCGACCTGCGCGGAGCCGACCTGCGCGGAGCCAACCTGCGCGGAGCCGACCTGCGCGGAGCCGACCTGTACGGAGCCGACCTGTACGAAGCCAACCTGTACAGAGCCGACCTGCGCGGAGCCGACCTGCGCGGAGCCGACCTGCGCGGAGCCGACCTGCGCGGAGCCGACCTGTACGGAGCCGAACTGCGCGAAGCCAACCTGCGCGGAGCCAACCTGCGCGAAGCCAACCTGCGCGGAGCCGACCTGCGCGGAGCCGACCTGCGCGGAGCCGACCTGTTCGGAGCCGAACTGTACGGAGCCAACCTGCGCGGAGCCAACCTGCGCGAAGCCAACCTGCGCGGAGCCGACCTGCGCGGAGCCGACCTGCGCGGAGCCGACCTGTACGGAGCCGAACTGTACGGAGCCAACCTGCGCGAAGCCAACCTGCGCGGAGCCAACCTGTACAGAGCCAACCTGCGCGGAGCCAACGGCGAGGATAAGAAAGTTCACTCGCTACGCTCGTTCTCATCCTCGCTTTATCCCTACGTCGTCTTGGCAGTCCTATTTGATGATGGTGAGCAAATGGTCTGCATGGGATGCCTATGCAAGACGCTTGGAGGGTGGAAAAAGATTGAAATTCGCAAGAGCAACGAAAGGGAGTTTCCTGATGATGGCTCAGAGAAATGTGAGGATCGCGTTGGTCTGTTCAATCTCGCAAGAGCCGCTGTTACTCGTATGAAGCTGGAGAAAAAGTAAATCTAATCCCCAACCGAACAAAGCTGTACCCAGGAGGTGCTCAAATGCCACTCGCTCACGATGTTGCCGTAGAACTACGCAAGCTCGCAGACTCACTCGTTCAAGCGGCAATCCCCGCGAAATACTCGTGCGATCCGATCCTCAGTTTGGAAGAAGAGGAGGCGCTGTAATGGCAACCGAACTGGAACTCAATGGGCTTTTCGATGCAGCTCTCGCCCGCGCTCAGAAGGCTTTCCCAGCTATCAAGAAGACAAAGAAGGCCACTGTAACAGGCACAACCAAGGCAGGCAAGCCGTACAGCTACGACTATATGTATGCTGACCTCGCGGACGTGCTCTCCGTGATCCTTCCATGCCTCACGGCAGA